TGTAAATAATCCACACCTACCCTTGCAATCTCATCAGCAGACTTATCCTTAGCAGGAGTTACACCATAGCCGGGATTTGCAACGGTCTTAGGCATGACCTGCATCTCACCCAACGCACCCTTGGCACTGGTCGTCAAGGTTTTACCATCGTCCGCGTACCGCTTACCACGGCTCTCCGCCTGCTTTACTGCAGCAACTAACTCTTCAAATGTCTGTTGGGCCATGGTCCGAGGTCCTTGATCAAATATTTACCACATTTTATGCGGATTCCTAATAATACTCAACAGGGGCCGTGTCAAGTTCTTTTTCATCAACATCATCCGATTCCAACGCAACAAAGTTGCCCGCCCTAAATCTTGTCCAAGCCATCACCGCAGTATCCACTTGGTCATCATTGTTCCCATTAGGAAAAGCCGCGCATTCCTCTACAAGGTCCTCGGCCCACTCCTTACCCTCAGGATACCAAATCATGCCGGACTCCAAGAGCGGAGCAACAGCATTAGCACGGGATACCTTATCTTGGCCGGACCTTCTACCACCGGGCGAGAACATCGTGACAGGAATACCCAGACGACGCAATTCCTGCTGCAACGGAGTACCAGTAGCTTTTGCTTCAATCAAAACATTGTCCGGCTTCCAATACATGTATTCATCTTTAGCCATGCGCTTAAGCTCAGGAAAGTCCCAACGGCCCTTGCGCACGTTTAACAGCATCAGATTAGCACCCGAATCAGCATCAGGATAGAACACACCCCATGTCGATATAACGGAAAAGTCTGCTGTTTCCTTTTTTGAGTACGCCGTGTCATATACCTGAATCAAATACTCACAAATTGGCGGCTCATCATACTTCCACTTCCTCCACCAATTCCTCTTCAGGATTGCACCCTCATCATTTGTCGGCTGCTGCTGCCACTGAGCGTTCCACTTCTTCAATCCGATGGATACCTTCACCTTCTCCAACTCGTCGAGGCTCCAATAATCGGGCCACAGGGGTCTTCCGGATGGCAGAATGGCTGGGAACTCCAGCACTTCCCACTGATCGGACTTCAAATAACCCTGCTGCTTGAGCAAGCGCCCCGAAAGATCGTCTGTTTTCCATCGCGTATTGATCACAATGATTGCACCACCCGGCTGCAATCGCTGCCGAGGACCCGACGTGTACCACTCCCACGTATTTTCCATAGCCGTATCAGACACAGCATCCTGCTCGTCCAAGATATCGTCTAGCACAACAACGTTACCGCCTCGGCCCGTCATTGCACCGCCCTTACCAATGAAAAAGGCCTCACCTCCTTGGGCCGTATTCCACCGTCCAGCAGCCTTACTGTCAACTGACAGGGCCATCTTTGGAAACAACTCCTTGTATTTCTCATCATCAACAAGGTTACGAATCATCCTACCAAATCTTTGTGCCAATTCTGCAGTGTGAGAACCCACAATTAGTTTGGTATCAGGGTTTCTACCCATTAGATATGCCGGAAATAGATAACTGCCAAGCTGTGACTTACCATGGCGCGGGGGCATCGCAATCATCAAGCGCTTGCATTCGCCAGAGATTACCCGATCAAGGGCTTTAGCAATACGCCTATGGTGTTCCCCAACAAGCATCTCGGGCCACACGTACTGACAGAATGACAAGAAGTCCGTGGTTGCACGTTCTTGGGCCTCCAAGAGTTTTAAGCGCAACTCTAGGCGTAGCTGTTCTTCTTGTATTGAGTCGGGGTCGATTTTTTTCATAGCGTGGATTGTTTCACGTGGAACACGGGCCACGTTTTAGAATTTGCATAAATATAACCCCCATTTGCATTTAAAACAACAAGGGGGGTGTTTTGGCAAAGCCAAGTTTAAAAAGGTTCTAAATTTGGCTAAAACAGGGCGAAGGTTTGACCTGTCGTTGACGTACCTAAAATGGCCCTCCCCCCTAAGTAAAACGTATGCCAATACATAGACAAGAGGTACGAGCGGGCCCACCCACCCCCGCCACCACCATGAGGGAAAAATAAGAAAAAAAGAGACGCGTAAGGCGCGCGTAAGGGTAGCATGCTAAGGCTACAGGGCCCATGGGCCCTGTCATACTGTACCCAGTAGGGTACAGTATCGGCTGACAAAAAAGGCAGCCAGTTGGCTGCCTTCGGGTTTGTGATTTCTAGGTTGTATGTACATACAACCTAGACCAGCGCTTACTGGTTCACGTGTAGGCCGATCAGGTCACCGGCCTTGGCTCTTTCTTCTGCGTCTTTCTTGGCCTGATAAACATCACGGGCCGCGGCCGCTTTGGTCTTTGCTTCTTCTTTGCTGACCAGATCCAACTGGCTTATGCTAACGTTCGCGCCTTCGTTCGCGAAGTAGAGGCTATCGCCTTGGCCATACATCCATTCGTAATCTACCTTAGTCAGTGTGACTAAGAATCCGGCCAGAGCTTGAATATCTTTAGCGGCCATGTCAGTTGGTAATACATAACGGTTACTGTCAATTGTCAAAATTTTCATGATGTTCTCTCTTCTTTCTAAGGTTTAGGTTGCTCTAGACCGGCTGGTCTAGAGCTTGAATTATAGCACAGATTATTTAACAGTAACGCTAAATTCAATATTACTTATTGCGTCTTGAATTTTTTCATCTAGGTTATTTTCGGCCCATGATTCTATTGCATCGTCCACGTTGTAATCTGTGATGTCGAAGTTGTTCGACATCCAGTTGGAGATGTCGTCGTCAATATCTTCGTTGGCCAAAATATCCATCATCTTATCGCGCAAGTTGTTATCCATCCAATCGTCAATTGATGCATTGATTTCAACTTGGGTGTTGATTTGCAAAACAGCAATGCGTTTGTCTATGATGGCAAACAATGCTTCTTCTACGGGGCTCGGGCCTTGGGCCTGTGCCACTGCATTGTCAATAGTGTTCAGTAGAACACGGGCCGCGGTCTGCACGGCCACTGGATCACTGGATCCAGTGGCCAATTGATCCACATAATCTAATGCGGCTTGAATGTCACATCCACGTGATGCGAACAGGTTATTGCGGAAGGGTGTTACTGGGTTGCTCATTGCGTTCTCTCTTCTTTCTAGGGTTGTATCTAATCGGCCGATTAGACAGTTGAATTATAGCACTGTTTTACGCTAGTTACAGATTATTTATTTCCATTGTTTTAAATTCTTTTTTAATGACCTTTTCCAATTTCTCCCTCAGTGTGTGGAAGTTGGCGTCGGTCAAAGCTTCAAGGAACACAAGGCAAATATCTTCGCCATCCCATTCGCAACGATACGAAACATCCAAAGCCATATTTTGAATTTTGTGCTTGTCAAGCATTTTTTTATCCTTTCTTAAAGTACCGCGGGATTATGAACAACGTCCGCCAACATGACAGTCACTTCAGAAGATCTGCGGGCCTTGAAAATACTAGCGGCCTTTAATTGCGCATGATACGAAGTAGGGGCTTCAAGTTCAATTTGACGGCCACGATAAAAAGCAATGTATTTTCTCATTTCTCTATCCTTTCTAAGTTGTACCAGACCGGCTGATCCAGTGATTGAATTATATCAAAGCGCCAGCAATTTGCAACAAATAAAACAAAAAAACAGCGGGCCCACCCACCCCCGCCACCACCAGATCAGGGAAAAAATTAGGCAGCAGCAAAGAAAAACCCGCGCGCCTAACGGCGCGCGGGCCATGGGCCACGGCCCATGGAGCAAGGCCCACGGGCCACGCACCACGCGCAAGGGAGCGAGCGGCAGGGACCAAGGGCCTAGTTTATAGGGTTTTGTTTACCGCCTTTTATATAACTATTTTATATAACGTTTCAGAGGGAAAAGCGATATAATATCGCCCCTCCCTTTTCATGGTTAATCGGAAAGCAATTCCAAAGCCCTATTTTTCAAAGCCGCACCAGTTCCAAACCATGCCGATTCCATGCGGGTATTGTCCGAGCGGCCACGCTCATGATCCACTAATTCAGTCACGGCATTTAAAGCCGCCCACCTTGTGCCGGCCACGCCTTGAATATCAGAACCAATTGCACGGCCATTGAATAATTCAATGATTCGCTTGAATGCGCGTGATTCATTAATTGCAATTTTGCCGGTATGGTATGGCTTCAATAATTCACTTACGAACGCGTCGCATTCTTCGCCCGTCATTTTCTCGCCGGCCAATTTGCGGGATTGAACTAAAAAGCGCTCCCACTGGTTCGCAACAATTCCAAGCTGCAGCCTAACATCGTCCGCATTGAATCGCTCGCTATGCAAAACCCTAATTTGTGATTCGCTGTTATTGACTGCTGCCGTGATTGTGTTGTTGCACACCACGCGCACACTGGTGAATTTTGCAATTGTGGCCATTGTGCCGTCGTATGACGTGCCGAGCAAAACATAAGGGCGCACTGTATCGCCCTCGACAATGTCGGCGCCATCGCTCACTTTTGCTAGTGCCCAAACCCTCCGGCCATAACTTAGGGCGCCCGCTGTTTCCATGGTAAACCCGCCAAGATCCACCAACTTACTAAAAAACCCCATAACTTCGGAGGGCTGCACCACGTTATAACCTTGAGACACCACGGCCAAGGGCGCGCCGGTGTCGCTTCTATGCAAAACCTTTCTATCGGGCCATGCCTGAGGTTCACTGGTGGCCGGTGTCTTAAATAGCACGGGGCTTTCAAGCACGTCATAAGCCAAGCCGGCTTGTTGTGTCCACTGTTCAATTGTCGCGCCCGCTGTCAATTGTTGCCCTAGCTTATGCCATGGGGCAAGGCCTGAATAAGCAATCGCTGCGCTGCCTGTTGTTGTGTCAATCATATGGGCCATTTCTCTATCCTTTCTGAGTTAAAAAATTACTGGCTGTTTTTTGCCAGTGAATGAATTATACAAGATTTTTAGGTTGTGCAACACTTTATTAATCAAAATTGTCAATTATCCACCACAAAATTATAAAAATAAGCATGACAACAATTATCACGTGGTGGCCGTTTCCCGCCCACAATCGCCCGCGATATGGTGACGCAAAAAAGAACCATAAGGCAAGCCCCGAGCGAAGGCGCGAAGGGCTGCAGCATCATTAGGGGCGCCCTTTTTTCTAGTGTTATGCCATTGAATCGCTGTCGGTCCACTGGCTGCATAACATCCGCCCTTTTCATCCTTTCCCACTTTCTTTTTGCCGGTGCCATGCGCAACAAAAACAACAACAAAATTGCGGAAGGGGCGCGCACATAATGGCCGGCCACCGCCGCACTGTTGACAATTAAAATTGTCGGCCTTTTCTGCAGGGCACTGCACAAAATTAATGCCGTGTATTTTTTGCGGCCACTGGTCCGCTGTTTCCAAGGGCGCAGCATACACAGCGGGACGGCCTAATTCAAAAGCTCGCACTGCTTCGGCCGTTGTGTCACAACTTGCATTTATCACTGTTTTATTTGGCTGCGGAAAAGGTAAGGCTTCGGCCGCAAAGTGTGAATAAGTCCAAGCTTGACCACCACGGGGCACGCTATCAAAAACGGCCTGTAAATATTCGCTGTCTATTTGTGACGTGCCGGTTTCGCTTTTTGGGTGCAGGCTGCAACTAGTCGGGCACGTTCCATATGTCTCATGCTCTCCACTGCGATATGTAACTGCAATTGGGCCGGTTTTGCTGTTGGCGCTGATTTTGACTGTCTTTAACATTTCTCTATCCTTTCTGTTGTGAGGGGCCCAGTATAGCAACATTTTGGGCCGGTTTTGTGAAATATTTTTGTGTTTTTTTCTGTCTTCTAACTATTAACGGCATGCTGTTTTCATCCCATGGCATAACCAAAAAAGGCAAATCATCCGCGGACATAACGCGCATGAAATCCCGAGCACGATCAAGGGAAGGAAAAGAGCGAATAACACTAGTTGAATCGGGAAAGCACACATCGTATTTGTAAATTGGCATTTTCTATCCTTTCTGTTAATCGTCGCGGTCGGTGTTCAACTCAACGCGCGGGTAATCGTCTTCAACGAAGCTATCATCTACATGAGCAAGCCCCAAACGGGTTCCGGCGTCCCAAATCAAAATGGGCAAGTCAGGGGGCAAACCAGTAAGCGCAGCCATTAGTTCGGAAACAGTCATTCTATATTCTCCTTTGCAAATTGCATCGCGGCATACCATACCTCTTTAGCATCACAAATCGATGTGTAAACATCCGACATTGAATCATAAAACGCATTGCTGCTGCGCTCTTCGCTATCGGCACGCAAAAAGCGCTCAACCTCTTCGCGCTCAGCGATAGCAACACAGCTCAGGTATGCTTCAACAAAAGCATTTTCTTCAGGGGTAAGGCTGCGCGGGATCTTTTCTTCAACTGAGTACAGCTCCCACTCCACATAATCGTCTTTTTTGCAATCGTCCATCTCTAACGATTTTGCAAGGTCTACCGCCTGCTCATAATTCACAGCTTTCACAGTAGCGTAGTAGTACTGGTAATAACTCATTTTGACATTGTATGTCTTCATTTCTCTATCCTTTCTTCTAACGATTCTAAAAACAAAATCACATCATCGATGCAATCGCCAATGGTGTAATCCGTATCAGGATCACCCAAACGTTTATTTTTTGCAGCTGCCGACAAAGCATCTCGAATGTCATACATATTCAGCACTGCATCAGAAACACTGTTTTGATCTAACATTTCTCTATCCTTTCTAAGCACCGGATCAAGCACCGGCAACGCTAGTATAGCAAAAAATAAACGTAGTGCAACACTTTTTAAAAATATTTTACGTTTTAAGGGTTTTCTCTAGTTCTTCCCAATCCATGCTCTTGGAAGGCCACTGTAAAAGTGGCTGCAGCCGAAGGCCATCAGTAGACAAAGCCATCGCATCCCTACCATGGTATAGCCGTATGGTCGAAGGGCGCGCTGTGGTGCCTGTATCAAGCACCAGTATATAGCAGGGCCTACCATTAGACGAATGACGCGTCATAAAGGCTATCTGATGCGGTCGAAGCTTTACCTGCAATCCCTTGGCCACAACTTTTAGCTCCATGAGGACAAATTTTTCTCCGACACCCACCAACATGTCAGGGATACCAAGATTTACACGATTTTCAATGCGCTCAACGGAGCAAATTTTTAGGCCGGCTTTTACTCTGGCCGAAAACCGCGCTTCAGGCGTCATCAGATCCCCCCAAATCATGCTCAAAGATGTCAGGCGGAGGCTGCTCCACTCCTGCGTCAAATTCAGGATCTTTTTCTCTTGCTGCACTTTCAATCACCATTCCTGTGTCGGCATCAATCAAGGCGGTAGGCGGTGGCCCACCATAAAGCTTTTTAAGCTCGTCAAGCTTGCGCTGCACCTCTTCTTTGCTCATGCTGTCAATCGTGCCATGGCGGATCTCTTTGCGCTCAACATAGATCGTTCCCAAGGCTTGGCCCCTACGATACTCTGCTTGAACAGCTGCTGCAAAAGCTCCCGCATCCAAAGCTTTGTCGCGGATGATCTGCAAGTCCCGCATGTGGCGCTCATACGAAGTGTTGTACTTGGATGCCAACTCAGCACGATAAGCCTGAATGGCTGCAACAACGTGCGGGTTGATGTCAGGGTTAGTAAGCTTCCATGCCATGACAGAAGCGCTAGTGGCCTTATAACCCGCCCTGATGGCAGCCTCTTTCATTGTAGTGCGTCCATCACCACTTACAAGCTCAGTAACAAAGGTCCATTCCTTGGGCGACAACTTACGCCTTTGTGAGCGCAGTGGGGCCACTTCAGTGGACATCCGCTTTTGTGCCTTATCAGGCATGATGGGAGGGACGTTCCAAACGTCTTTCTTGCCCATTAGCTGAGTCTCCACAAGCGCCACCCGCCATCTACCTTACGCAGCGTGAATACCCATGTAGGTTGATGCACACGGGTGAAACGAAGGGCAGCCACACGGCAGCTTTCTGCTTGCTTGCGAATACCAAACAAGATGCTATCACCCTCTTCCATTTCGCTAAATGGGTATTTGGATCGATTGGTTGGCAGGGCAATTCCCTGATCAATGTGTACCATTCTTAACTCCAGTAAAAGGATTGCCACGAGTATAACCAGTGTCGCATCCGGTGTCAAACCAGAGCAGTTAAAACAAGCCCCCTATAGAACTTTTGGAGGGTACAGTGTGTTTTTATTTTTTCACTTTTCATCTCGCGGAGCCCCCCTGAAAATTACGTCTAAGAAACCTGACGTAATTCAACGTGTGGCCCTAACTCCTTGATTTCATTCACTTATTACGGCATTACGTCTATTACGGCAAATCTCACAAAAAAAAAATAAAAAACACCTCTTACCCCTAAAAGTTCTATAGCACCTATACCAAAGTATTACTTTTTGCGCCCTTTTCGCCACTCCTGACCCTTGGTCCTCGGTCCCCGTTCCCTCCCCCTAAAACCACTGTATATCCACCCAGTACCGCTATACGGAACACCCGTACCTCAAACCTAGGGTAAACCCCTATAAAAAACACCACTTTTAGTAACAAAACTAATTGACATAACTTGCGTAAGGTATGACAATACCCGTGTCAACAACGACAAGCTTTGTAATTTAGAAAGGATAGTAAGATGAGTACAGAACGACTAAATCCAGAAGAGAGAATTGGCCAGATCTTGGACGATGCTCAGGCGCTGATTAATTTTTGTGAAACCTCCCTGAGTAAGCCCTCGCGGGCGTGGTACGCGTGCCTTGTTGCTTCGGCCATTTTGACAGTGGATTTGGAGATTCCCTTGGATGTATTTTTGGAGGGGTTTGAGCATGCGTTTGAGGATGCTGAGAAGGCGCGTGTGGGAGGTCAATCCTATGATCATTAATGCTGACAATTATGTGCCTGTAAAGCGCACAGATGGGCGTTTGACGCCTTTTAATACGGGCAAGGTACAGATAGGGCTGTTGTATCAGCCAAAGCCTCCTGAAATGACGTATTCGGAGGAATTGATTCAATCGGTTTTGTTGGGTGAGCCGTCGATGCACAGGGTTGATTACTTTTGGCCCGTGGTCCTCGGTTCGTGTGTGTTGTTTCTTGTTTTAATCTTTTTAATGGGGTGATGTTATGCAAAATTTGCATGAGTTTTTGTTTAATTGTGACGAGTTGGGATTGACACTGCGGTGTGAATTTGAGTATGAGCCGGCGGAAGTTGGTTCTGTTGAGTCGGGTACGGGCTTGAAGTTGGAGCCGGATTATCCGGAGGTGTGGACGCTGATATCGGTGTTCTTGCCTAAGAGTGATGTGGACCTGAGTGGGGTTTTGCATCCGGATGTGATTTTTCAGGTGGAAAGCGAAGCTGCGGAGTATTTTGAAGCGAAGCGGGGTGAGGTATGACTGAAGATCCAAAACAGTTTTTTGACTTGGGCTACAAATTGGGCAAGTTGGAGAAGGCTTACGAGGCAACGGACAAGTTGCTGCTTGAGGTGTTGATGGGGGACCTTGATCCGATGCAGGCCATGATTGATCGTATGAAGATAAGGGATGCTTATCATGAGCAGTAAATTATCAGCAATCATTGCTGCGCATGCGGACGCTGTAGAACATTTTAGGCAAAGTGGGGAGTTGCGCGAGGATTTGGAATTAAGTCTGCATGCCTACTACTACAACCAACTGAGTGTTAAGGCGCAACATGACGTAGATGATGAAGGGGAACTGGAGCAGTTATTTGCGCATGATTTGGGAGACGATCAATGAGCAATCTTGACAATTACAGGCCTGACGACAACAGGCCCAACTGCCACAAATGCGTGAACCATGATCCTTTGCCCATGACGCATAGGATTCAGTGCCTTGAGCCGCGGGCCTTGGTCAGTGGTGAGGCGGGTGCGGCAAAGAACGGGCAGTTTAATTGGCCGTGGGATTTTGATCCTGCTTGGGTTGAGGAGTGCAGTGCTTATGAGGAGGCGCAGTGATGTTGCTATCTGAAATATTGCGTTGCAGGCCCAAGGAGGTGAGTGGGCGCTGCATGAATTGTAAGAGGTGGTTCGGCCATACGAAAAAGGGTATGGCTGTGGATGTAGGGAACAGCAGGAGTAAAGCATGTGTTTACATTCCTATATCACTACAGGAGAAGGTATGACTTGGCCTTTCCCACCATTTCCAAACCCCAAGGACACGGGTAACCGAATTCCTAAATTTAACCCTGATAACCATGAGGATGCACCGATATGATCCATACAGACGAAGACGACGAGTTTGACCGCATCTTGCGGGAGAATAAACTAAAGGGACAGCCTTACCATTGGGAAAGCGATGCCATTAAAGCAGCTGTGTTGATTGAGCGTGAGGCGTGTGCAAGGATCTGTGACAAATTACAAGATGATATTGCTACTGAACCAAAACATTGTGCCGAAAACATTCGAGCAAGGAGAAACACATGATTATCAAACGCAACATGGCAATCGACAGCCTGACAAAGGTCTGTGACGAAAGTCTAAAACTTATCAAAGAACTGATCGAGGCCGACAATGCAACTTACGGGCAAGGCTATGCAGATGGCATGGCAGCACAGGCCAAGGTTCAGCAGACTCTTAAACCTTTGGCAAAACTGACGGATGAAGAAATCATGCAAATCATGGAAATCGGTTTAGGGGTGCGAGACACCATCGATACCGCCCTTGAAAAATTAATGGAGAAAAACCAATGAGCGAACTAAGTATCTGGGAAAAGGCCATGGGTTGGCGCAAGCGGCAAATGGTTGAATGCCAAATTAATGAAGTGTCTAACAAGATTCGTAACGATACTTTAGACGAGGTGGCTAAAGAGTTTGACAAGATGACTGGCGATACCGCCGCAAGTTTTGCGGTGTTTGTAAGGAACATGAAGACATGAAGACCATCATTCATGTCAACCAACATGTCATCCGATCCAATATTAAGTATGGAGAAGATAACCCTGTACTGACTGTCAAAACATACAAAAGCAACACCTATGCACATGAGGTAGAAATTCTTGGGGAAAGTAAAGTTGTCTATTCCCCAGAAAAGCCTTTGTCATGTGGCGCTTACGTATGGATTGAAACGCATGCCCCAATAAAAATTATCAAGTAAGAGCAATAAATGCCCAGACCAAAACCACCAACACCCCTGAGATCTCGATCTATTCGTTTATCCGATGTTGATTACATCAAATTCAAAGAACTAGGAGGAATCACTTGGCTTCGTCAATACATTAATAGCAAAGCCAAGTTTCCTGCAAAATACTATGAGGTGTTTTCAAAACAAAAATAAACGATAAAGGCCCCAAGGGGCCTTTTATTTTGCCTCTCCCCAACTGGGCCCAATCTCTACATCACAGCGGCTAGGAATCTGCATATTGACGCATGTAGCCATAATCCGCGCTGCGTGGTCCGCGTCCCCTTTTGTTTTAACACTGATTGCCAATTCATCATGAACTTGCAGCATGGGCATAATCCCCTCTTTTGCCAAGGCCACCATGGCTGCTTTTGTCTGATCGGCAGCAGACCCTTGGATCAAACGATTTAAACCCTTATAGGTGCCGGCGCGCTTGATCCGTTGGCCGTATTCAATGACTGCTTGTTCACGGGGCAAGGCTTTATTGACACCCCACTCCATTGGTTCCCAAAGAGGAAAGCGGCACTTGCGGCCAAGAAGGGTGCGGATGGAGCCGCTCGATGCAGGATGCTCGATCCTTTTCATAACGGCGTTGACTGTGCCCTTGAGGAACGGAACATTTTGATGGAACTTATCAATAAGTTCCGACGCTTCCGTAACATTCAAATCAAGCTGCGCTGCCAGTTTGTTTTTACCCATGCCATACATCAGGCCCAGACCAATTGTTTTTGCAGCTTTGCGTTTAATGCCGGCCATCTCGGCAACCATCTGGTGAAAGTCAGTATTTGGATCATTTTTATAGGCATCCACCATTTTGTCAGCTCCGGGTAAGTCTAGTAGTGACGCATAGTGAACAAGGAGCCGTGGTTCTTGGGACGAGAAGTCATTTGCTGCCCACATTTCGCCCTCTTCTGGAAGGAAGAGGCCGCGGACCATGGGGCCGATGATTTCGTGGCGGGCGGGCACTTGCTGCAAGTTGGGGTTGGCCATGGAAAGGCGCCCTGTAACTGTGCCTCCATCATCTGACCGCATCTGATTGACGTGAGGATGGATTCGTCCTGTCTTTTCGCTGAAACTTAAGTAAGGCGCCAAGAAAGTGCTGTGGGTTTTGTTGGTCTCGCGTGCCTCAACAATCATTTTGGCAATAGGGTGTTCACAGCTGTCTAGAAAGCCTTTCGTAAAGCTTGGTTGACCGTTATCTGTTTTGGCGTAGGGAAGGTTTAGCTTGTCAAAAGCTAAGGCGATGCTTTGTGCGGCCCAGATATCGACGTTGGATCCAACGATTGATTTGAGGTCTTTATGGATTTGTTTTTCGCGTGCAATCAGTTGCTCAATCAGTTGCTCACATTTTGGTCGATCAAAGCGTATGCCGCGGGTTGTCATGTTATGCAGCACAGGGAATACTTCTGTTTCCAAATTAAATATGGATTCAACTTCATCTTGGCGCATGCGGATCTTAAAGGACTGCCACAGTTTTAGTGTGAGCGCGGCGTCTTGTTCTGCATATTCGCCCACATACATGGCGGGGAGTTTCCAAAGTTCTTTCTTCGGATGGACTCCGAAGTCTGCAGCGGCTTGTTTGAGGCCTTGTTCTGACTTTGCTTCTTGGAGGTAATCAAATCCCAAGGAGTTGAGAGAATAACTGAAACGGTTTTCGTCAAGAATTGGGGCAGCGAGCATGGTATCAATGATCCGTCCGTTGACCTTAAAACCACTTGCTTGTAGCCACCCCAAGTCATAGGCGGCGTTATGCATAATCTTATCGGAAGGGAGAGCCAGTACGTCCGCGAGCCACCTCTCAACCCTGCGTTTGTCAAGATTTCCACCACCATGATGCGCCACCGGAAAATATCCAGACCATCCATCGACGGCAATGGCGTAGCCGACAACGAAACCGTCGTTCCGAGGCCATCCCGGGCCCATGGATTCCAAATTGGGGTCGCAAGTTTCGAGATCAATTGCTATTTCTTTCGCTGTTGAGAGGTTCGGGAACACCTCTGGGGCCACCCATTCGGTTGTAGTGGGAAAAAGGGGTATTGTTTTTTTCATATTTTGAAGCCTTTTTCAATATGTTTGGGTAAAACTAAGTGAAGTGTTTGT